GTCACATGTAGTAGTTGCTAAAGTAGGTGATAAGATTAAAACAATTAGATTTGGACAACAAGGTGTTAGTGGTGCTGGTAAGAATCCTAAATCTAAAAAAGATAAAGCACGAAAGAAAAGCTACTATGCTCGACATAATGCTCAAGATTCAAATCCAAGTAAACTAAGTGCCCGTTATTGGTCACATAAAGTTAAATGGTAAAGCTATGCCCCAAATAGGAAGTGATGAAAAACCAATGAAGCTAACTCCTAATCGTATTGGTAAAGGTTCTAGAGTTAGACCTTCAACAGTTTCAAGACAAGAGTTTGCTGATAACTGGGATAAAATATTTAATAAGAAAAAAGACAATGACAAAAAAGAAATCAACAGTAAATAAAGCAGGTAACTATACAAAACCTACAATGCGTAAGAATTTATTCAATAGAATAAAAGCTGGAACAAAGGGTGGTAAAGCTGGTCAATGGTCAGCTCGTAAAGCTCAGATGTTAGCTAAACAATATAAAGCCAAAGGTGGCGGATATAAATCATAAAGGAGTATAATATGCAAGAAATAGCAATATTAATTATTATAGCAATAGCAGTTGGTATGTTTATTAAAAATAAAAAACCAGAACTATATGCAAAAGTAAAAGATAATATAAAAAATTGGCATAAAGAGTAGTAACTGTTGAAACCTAAAGAAGATGTAAATGATATAATGCTGCGTAGACCTTTGCTCTATGCAGTCATTATTCCATCTTGTATGTCTATCATACCAGCTACTTTAGCAGTAACAGCTATTTATTTTTTACAACGATAACATGGCATTAAAAGATTCACAAAGAAGTCTTAGGTCTTGGACTAAACAGAAATGGCGAACTAAGTCTGGTAAGAAATCAGCTAAGACTGGAGAACGCTATCTACCTGAAAAAGCTATTAAGTCTTTGAGTGCTGCAGAATATGCAGCTACTACTGCAAAGAAAAGAGAAGATACTAAAAAAGGTAAACAACATTCTAAGCAACCTAAAAAGATTGCTAAGAAAACAGCAGGATATAGAAAGAAATGATACCTGACGGATATATAAAAAGAGCTTCCTCTACTATTCCTTTTGGCTATGAGTCAGATGATATAGTTGAAGGCTATTTAAAACCAGTACCAGAAGAATTAATAATACTAAAAGAAGTATCAGCAGCTGTGTTTCACGGTGAAATTAGTTTAGGTGTTGGTGTTGATTGGTTAGAAGCTGAGACAGGCAAGTCTATGTCTAGACCCGGATTAAAAAAATATGTAGATAAAGTATATGGAAGATTGGGAAATAAATCCTGAAAAGTACTTGACAAACTCTTCTGGGGAGTATATACTTAACAAGGATGGTACACCACGAAAGAAAGGTGGTAGACCAAAGAATACAGAATTAAGTGAAGTTAAAGCTGCACTACAAGCTCAGAAAGCTTTAAAAAATAAAAACCAAAAAGTTAAAAAACTTAGAAGGAATTTAAAAAGAGCAGAAACTGAGTTAAGTAAAAAAGAAAAAGCTTTAACAACTAATGTTCTAACAGAATCAGATAAGAAAGAATTACCTGATGCAGTTCAAGAACATTTAGACACTACAGGTTCTAGTGTGGCATTTATGCCTAACGAAGGACCTCAGATGGATTTCTTAGCTTCCTCCGAAAAAGATGTACTTTATGGAGGAGCAGCAGGTGGTGGGAAAAGCTTTGCGATGCTTATAGACCCACTAAGGTATTGTCACATTAAAGCTCATAGGGCTTTGATAATAAGAAGGTCAATGCCAGAACTGAGAGAACTTATAGATAAGTCTCGTGAATTGTATCCGAATGCATTTCCGGGAGCTAAGTTCAAAGAAGTTGAAAAACTTTGGCAGTTTCCTTCTGGTGCTAAAATAGAATTTGGATTCTTAGAAAGAGATGCAGATGTGTATCGTTATCAAGGACAAGCTTATAGTTGGATTGGTTTTGATGAGATTACACACTTACCAACTGAGTTTGGTTGGAACTATCTAGCATCACGACTAAGAACAACCGACCCACAGCTGCCTACCTTTTTAAGGTGTACAGCGAATCCCGGAGGAGTAGGAGCTCAGTGGGTAAAGAAAAGATATGTTGAACCTGCAGAATATAATAAAAGTTTTATTGGTTCTGATGGTTTAAGTCGGAAGTTTATTCCAGCATTGTTACAGGATAACCCGTACCTTGCAGAAGATGGTGAATATGAAAGGATGTTACAATCCTTACCAGCAATACAGCGTAAGCAGTTACTGGAAGGGAATTGGGATATAAGTGAAGGTGCAGCCTTTGCTGAGTTTGACCCAAATATACATATCATACCACCATTTGAGATACCTTCTTATTGGGAACGATTTAAAGGTATTGACTATGGATACGCTTCTGAAAGTTGCTGTTTATGGGCTACAATAGACCCCGAAGACAAGACCATCATTATTTATAAAGAATTATACAAGAAAGGTCTTACAGGGGATGCTCTTGCAGATACAATAACAGCTATGGAAGAGAACGAAGTTAAATCAATAGGTGGTGTTTTAGATACTGCAGCTTGGTCAAGGACTGGTTATACTGGTCCTACTATTGGTGAAATCTTAATTCAGAAAGGACATAAATTAAGACGAGCTGATAAAAATAGAATTGCTGGTAAGATTCAAATACATGAATCATTAAGACCTAATAGGGATACCGGTAGACCAAGATTACAAATATCTAACACTTGTGTTAATTTAATTAAAGAATTACAAGGAATACCTTTATCTAAAAGTAATCCTGAAGATGTAGATACTCATGCTGCCGACCATGCATATGATGCACTAAGGTATATGTTAATGAGTAGACCTAGATTAGACAATCCTTATGATAGGATGTTAAGAATAAAGTCAGAAGTTTACCAACCTTCTGATAGTACATTTGGTTATTAAACTATGGCAGAAAACGAAAATACATTTTTAACAGCTAATAACTTATATGAAGAAGTAGAAGGAGAAGCTGGTAAAGCTTTAACCTTAGAAGAAGATCAAGAAATAAATTTAGTTGGTATAATTAAAGATAGATTTCAAAAAGCAGAAGATGCTAGAGATTCTGATGAAAGAAGATGGTTAAAGTCTTATGAAAACTATAGAGGACTTTATAGCAAAGGTGTAAGATTTAGAGAATCTGAAAAGTCTAGAGTATTTGTTAAAGTAACTAAAACAAAAGTCTTAGCAGCTTTTGGACAATTAGTTGATGTTATATTTGGTACAGGTAAATTTCCGATAGGAATTTCCGAAACACATATGCCAGAAGGTGAGAAAGAAAATGCTTACCTTGATGCTACTAACCCTACTCCCGGATTAGAAACAAGCATACCAGATAATATTGGTAATAGATTAGAAGACGAACCACAAGAAAATCCTTATGATATTGGTTATGAAGGTGATGGTAAAGTTTTAAAAGCAGGTGCTACTTATGGTAATGGTTTATTTGAAGAAACTATTGAAAACCAAGCAGATGCTTTAGGTTTATTAAAAGAAGGTTTAAGTCCTTTACCTCAAGCAGCAGAACTTTCTCCAGCAGCAAAAGCAGCTAGAAGAATGGAAAAACTTGTTCATGATCAAATAGAAGAATCTAATGGGTCAGCTGAAATAAGAAATGCTTTACTTGAATCAGCTTTACTAGGTACAGGAATTGTTAAAGGACCATTTAATTTTAATAAAAAATTACACAAATGGGATAATAACGAAGAAGGTGAAAGAGAATATAATCCACTTGAAGTTAGAGTACCTAGAATAGAATTTGTAAGTTGTTGGGATTTTTATCCAGACCCTGCAGCTACTAATATAGATGAATGTGAATTTGTAGTTCACAGACATAAAATGAATCGTAGTCAATTAAGACAGTTAAGAAACATGCCTTACTTTGATAAAGATGCTATCCGTGAATGTATACAGATGGGTCCTAACTACGAAGAAAAAGATTTTGAAAGCCAGTTAAAAGATGACTACAATGTTGATGAGACTTATGCTCCTAACTTTGAAGTGCTTGAATACTGGGGAATAATGGATGCAGAGTATGCTAGAGAAGTTGGCATAGACTTACCAAAATCTGTAGATGATTTAGATGAGGTACAAATAAACGCTTGGGTATCAGGTAGTAAATTATTACGAGCAGTAATAAATCCTTTTACACCATATCGTATACCTTACAACGCATTCCCTTACGAAAGAAACCCTTATAATTTCTTTGGTATTGGAGTAGCTGAGAATATGGATGATTCTCAACAAATTATGAATGGTCATGCAAGAATGGCTATTGATAACTTAGCATTAGCTGGTTCATTAGTATTTGATGTTGATGAGTCTGCTTTAGTAGGTGGGCAAAATATGGAGGTCTATCCCGGCAAAATCTTTAGAAGACAAGCTGGAATGCCGGGTCAATCTATTTATGGTCTCAAGTTTCCTAATACAGCACCTGAGAACATGATGATGTTTGACCGATTTAGACAACTTGCTGATGAGCAAACAGGAATACCTAGTTACTCTCATGGGCAAACAGGTGTACAAAGTATGACAAGAACTGCTTCTGGTATGTCAATGTTACTTGGAGCATCAAGTTTAAATATTAAAACAGTCATTAAGAATCTTGATGACTTTTTATTAAAGCCACTAGGAGAGGCTTACTTTCAATGGAACATGCAGTTCTTTGAAGGTGACTTAGATGTGGTAGGTGATTTAGAAGTTAGAGCTACAGGTACAAATAGCTTGATGCAGAAAGAAGTTAGAAGTCAAAGACTAACAATGTTCTTACAAACTGCTCAAAGTCCAGCAATTGCACCATTTGTTAAAGTTTCTAAATTAGTTAGTGAACTTGCCTACAGCTTAGATTTAGACCCAGATGAAATTCTAAATGACCCAGAAGAAGCAGCTATCATGGCACAAATAATAGGAATGCAAAATGCTCAACAAAATACAGGCGAAGAAACTCAACCCGATAGTCAACAACAGGCAGGTATGGGAAGCCTTGGAGGAACACCTCAAGGACCTCAAGACATTGGAGTTACAGGCACTGGCGGTGGCAACATCGGAATCGGAAATGTTCCGGTTGCAGGGGAGAGTAGCTTCTCTGGCACGATTGATAACACTACCCCAACAGGTTAAAGAAGCACTTACAAGATTAGAGGAATAGTATGAATAAAGATAAAAAATTAACAGGTAGTCAAACTAAGTTAGATACTAATAAAGATGGTGAATTAACTGCTGATGATTTTGAAGCTCTTAGAGAAAGAACACAAAAACAAATGGGTGGTATAATGGAAGGTGAAGCACTACCTACACAAGAAGAACAAATGCAAAGTATGATGAGTGATAAAACTGAATCAGAAAAAATGCAAGAAGAATTAGAACCTCTTCCAGAAGAACCAATAGAAGAGCCTATGATGTCAGAAGAATCTAAAATGGATTCTGATGATAAGATGGAAGATAAATATTTAGATTTTGTAATAAATCAAGCACTCTCAGAAGAAGAAGAAGAGATGCTTATGAACGAATTAGAAAACAATCCAGACCTTAGTTTATTATTTGACAAGGTTATGGATGTTGCACAAGAATTTTCAGGGTCTGGTCCTGTAGAAGGACCGGGCTCAGAAGTCTCCGACAGTATACCTGCAAGGTTATCTGACGGTGAATTTGTTATCACTGCTAAAGCTGTGGAAGAAATCGGAGCAGACACTTTAATGTCTATGATGAAAGAAGCCGAAGCTAAAGCAGATGAAAGACAAACAGCTGCTAATGGTGGTATGATAGAAGAAGAGACTGGTCTTACTCCAATGCCTGTGGAAACACCGGCAGTAAAGCAAGACATTAGAGTTACTAAAGAAACGGTTGGTTCTCAAGCTACAATGCAAGAGGAAAACGACTTAGTTGATGAAGAACTTAAAAAGTCTATGCTTTCTACTAGATCATACGTTAGAAGCTAAAAGATAAAGCTACCCTAAAATATTAGGCACTTTATCATACAATAATAACCGAAAGGCTACCTTTACAAACAAGCCCTCTAGTCGACATAGAGCTACCTTGTAGACAAAGCCCCAATTAGGAGGATAGAAAATGACTGAAGAAGTCTTAAAAGAGGAACAAGCAAATCCTTATAACCAAAAAAAAGCTTGGCATACTGGTGAAGATAAACCTTTTAAATCTAGTAATGAGATGTTTTTTGAACAGCCATCAAATGAAGTTGACGAAAGTGACGAAATTGAAATGGTTAAACAGGAAAAAGTAGTAGAACAAAGTGATACTCCTTATAAAAAACCTGATTACAAAAAGCGTTACGATGATTTAAAAAAACATTATGATAGTAAACTTAATGAGTTTAAGTCAAGAGAAGAAGAACTGTTAGGACAGGTAACACCTGAATACACAGCTCCTAAAACTCCAGAAGAACTTGAAGCATTTAAAAGTGAATATCCTGATGTATTCGAAGTTGTTGAAACTGTTGCACATCTACAAAGTGAATCTAAGGCAAAAGTTCTAGAAGAACGTCTTAGTAAACTCCAAGACAGAGAAGAACAATTAATACAACAAGAATCAGAAAAAAGGTTATTAGAAAACCATCCTGACTTTGATGATATCAGAAACAGTGATGACTTTCATTCATGGGCAAAAGAGCAACCTGAAGCTATCCAAGACTGGATATACAAGAATGCTACTGATGCTAACTTAGCTAGTAGAGCTATAGATTTGTTTAAAAAGGATATAGGCTTAGATACTCCGAAAAAGAAAAGGTCATCTTCTAAAAAGACTAGTTCTGCTGCGGATATGGTTTCAACTAAAACAACAAGTGTTGAACCAACGCAAGAGAAAATATGGTCTGAAAAGGAGATTGCTGCAATGAGTATGGCTGAATTTGATAAACACGAAAGTGAAATCAGTGATGCTATGCAACAAGGCAGAATCATTAAATAAACTATAAAACAAAGGAGAATATCCAATGGCTCAATTTTTTGAACCCTCAACGGATACTAATGGTAACTTTGCAAACTCTGTCGCTGGACAAACTAATAGTTTTTTCCTACCTTCAATTTATTCTAAAAAGGTTTTAAACTTTTTCAGAAAATCATCGGTAGTCGAAGCTATTACTAACACTGACTATGCTGGAGAAATATCAGCATATGGAGACTCTGTAAAGATTATTAAGGAGCCAGTAATTTCTGTATCAGCGTATACTAGAAGTTCTGACACAACACAAACAATGCTAACTGACCAAGAACTTTCTTTGGTAGTTGACCAAGCTAATGCTTTCAAATTCATCGTTGATGATATTGAAACTAATATGTCTCACGTTAACTTTAAAGAAGTTGCTACTTCATCAGCTGCTTATGCTCTTAAAGATGCATACGATGCTGCTGTTATAGCTGAGATGTTTGCTGGAGTTTCATCATCTTCACCTGACCATGTATTAGGTGCTGATAGTGCAACTGATTTAGGTGCAGGAGTCTTTGATGGCTCTGGTGCTGCTGACATCGGAAGTGGTGGGTCTGAAACTGACCCTCTAGACTTAATGGCTAGAATGGCTAGACTATTAGATGAAGCAAACGTACCTGAAGAAGGCAGATGGTTTGTTGCTAGTCCTGACTTCTATGAAGTACTAGGTCAATCATCTTCTAAATTGTTGTCTGTAGACTTCAACGCAGGTCAAGGCTCAATCAGAAATGGTTTAGTATCAAGTGGTAAACTTCGTGGATTTGATATGTACAAATCAAACAACATTGCTGCAGTATCTAATGCTGCTGGTAAATGTTTGGCTGGACATATGTCATCTACAGCTACTGCACAAACTATTCTTTCAACAGAAGTGTTGAGAGACCCAAGTTCGTTTGGTGACATAGTTCGTGGATTGCATGTATACGGAGCAAACGTCTTAAGAGACGATGCTTTAGTTTCTGCATTCTATGGTATTGACTAATACTAAATTTGGGGAGGTCTTCGGACCTCTCCTTTTTTTATAATTAAAAGGATAATAAAATGATATTTCATAAAAAAGATGATTTACAAATTGAAAAAATGATGAAAGCAAGGATTCCAGAAATTAAAAATCCAAGAGACTATTCACGACCAAAAATTCCAGAAAAAACTATGCCTTTAAAAAATAAAGAATTAATAATTCCGGGAAGAATAAATAGAATGTATGGTGGCGAAATGAAAAAGAAAAAAATGATGTATGGTGGTATGGCTAAAAAGAAAATGATGAAAGGTGGCAGAGCTATGTATAGTGCTGGTGGTAGTGCAATGCCTGTAGCTAAACCTAATTAATCATGGCTAAAGGAGTTAAACATTACAAAAGAGATGGTACTGAACATAAAGGTACTTCTCATAAAATGCCTAACGGAGATTTACATACAAATAAAACTCACACTAAAACAAGTGTAAAATTATTTCATTTTAAAGATTTAAGTAAAAAGGCACAGAAAAAAGCTAAAGGAAAAGCATAATGGCAACAACATATTTAGATTTATCAAATGAAATATTAAGAGAATTAAATGAAATTCCTTTAACTGCATCAAACTTTGCAACTGCTATAGGTTTTCAACAGTTTGTAAAAGATTCAGTTAACAAAGCTATTTTTGATATTGCTAATGAAGAACCTGAGTTACCATTCTTTTCAGCAGGATTAAGTGGAGCAACAGACCCTTTCTATGGAAATACAACTGTAGCTTCAGTAGCTGGACAAAGATGGTATACTTTAAAATCTGGTAGTTCTAGTATAACTACTGATTTTGCAACTGTAGATTGGGATGATTTCTTTTTAACTACAGTTAATGTTAGTGGTGAAACAGCACCTTTTGTATCTAAAGGTTTAAACTTTTTAAGTTTAGCTGATTGGACTAGATACTATAGAGATTCAGAAAATAATGATGATGCAGATTCACAAAGTTATGGTGAACCAACATATGTTATTAAATCACCAGACAATAGAAAATTTGGGTTAAGTCCAATACCTGATAAAGTTTATAATATACATTTTTATGCTTTTGCTAGACCAACTGCTTTGTCAGCTTATAGTGATGAAATAGTTTTACCAGACCAGTATAAAAATGTAATTTTAGCTAGAGTAAGATATTACGTTTGGCAATTTAAAGAAAGTCCACAACAAGCAGCTTTTGCAATGGATGATTATAAAAAAGGCATGAGACAAATGAAGAGTGTATTATTAAATCCTACACCTAGTTACATGACCGATGACAGAACATATTTTTAAGGGAGATATAAATGACAACTAAGATACCTGTAGAACTCTCAAGTACACCGGGAATTGTAGATAATAGTAATGCTACTGCAATAACTATTGATTCTAGTGAAAATGTAAGTTTAACTGGACAAATAACTATAGGTTCTGGTAATAATATAATTAATGCTGGAAATATGACTGTAGATGTAGCAGGAGATATAACTCTTGATGCTGATGGTGGGGATATTAAATTAAGCAATGGTGGTACACAGTTTGCAAACTTTGGCGATGCTACTGGTGCTATACATA